ACCAAGGGTACCCATGCTGCTCCATTTATTAGCGAGATTACCTATAACTCCACTCGCGCCGCTTGGAGTTGGCGCTGGACTAGCCGGGGTATATAACCAGGGAGGTAATTTTGTGGCTGCTTGACCCCAACCACCAGCTCCTCCTAAATTTTCAGAACCAAATGCTTTGGGACCAAATTTCCAAGTAGCGTACATTAAAGCCGCTTTACCTATCGGACTTCTTAATACTTTTTTAAGAGGTTTGGTTACCTTTTTAACTGCTTTACCTACTGCTTTAAATGGATTGAATCCCATAATAATTCCTTATAATTTTGTGATAGCAGGTTGAGGGTAGTCCTGAAAACCCTAATCTATATGATATTACTTAATTTTTCTGCCTTCGTCAATGAATCTTCCACGATAAGCATAATCTCCATGATGGGTAATATAGGCATCAACATTGGCATAAATCTTCCCACCAATCGCTGTCCATCTATTACAGAATGCGTAATCTTCCCCTACAAAGTCTCCAGTTTCTTCATCAAAAGAAGTATCAAAGAAATTCCACATCTCTTCTTTACCTCCCATGATTCCATTAACTAAATGTTTTTGTTTAATAAGCATTTTAGGGTAAGCTTGAATCATCTTTTCAAATACTTCTCTTTTAATTAACATACAGCCAGCTGGTCCTTTTTTAATCTCTACTAAACCATCTACACTTTCAATGTTATTTTTATCAGGGAATTCCATGCAATAATAATAAGGACACTCTTCAATAGGTCTACCACTCTGGAGTGCCATCTCTCTAGCTTTATCCCAATTCACTGCTTTCATTGGGTAAGGAGTTAGTACAATATCTTTATCTGCTTTCATCATCATCAGAATAGAAGGCGCATCAAATTCAATATCTGAATCAATGAATAACATGTGAGAACATCTCGATTTTAAGAAAGATTGAACACACATATTTCTACCTGTAATAATGATAGAAGATTTAACCATATGAAATTGAGGAATGATATTAATGTCTTTAGATAAACAAAGACTCTGAAGTTCTAATAAAGATTTAACGCAGCTTAATTTAAGCTCTCCCATATTAGGAATAGCTACAAATAGATGCTTATCTAAATATCGAGGGATATGAGTATCAACTAATTGAGTCCCGTCTACCTGGTTTTGTTCATAAAACTTCGTGTCAGGTTCGAATTTATCATCAGTTAAAAAACTATCCGTGGACTTAATCTTCATGTGGAATTCCTTTTTTCATTAAAGCATTATTTAAAAAAGCTATCCATTCTTTAATTCTTTGATCCCAATTATAAAAATGTAGGAAGTGTTGTCTTTGATTAGTAAGTCTAGTTTTAATATCTTGTTGAGGTAAGATTCGTTTTAAGTATTTAATATGCTGAGAATAGTCTACCGCTAATTGTTTAGGAACATTATTATAATTTACATAGAATCCATAGTCACCACATGTTTCATACAGTGCTCCAAAGTTTGTAACTAACGCTGCACAGCCGGCCGCCATAGCCTCGATAGCTGAGTTGCACGAAGTCTCTTCCCATATAGAAGGATAAGCAAATACATGACTATCTTGTAGAGCTTGTAATACTTCTTCGTGAGGAGCGTAACCTTTTAAGTTAACATTCTTCATTGATTTTGCATGGTCATATATAGGTTGATAATATTTATCATTAGCTTGTTTAAAATCATCTCCATATATTTGAGTAGAAGTATAAACATCTAATGTAATATCTTCATCTTCAAGAAAATGCATAGCTGCTAACAATACATTTAATCCTCTCCATGGAGTAATTTGATGAATAAGTTTTAAGGTCTGACCTTTTTCGTAGAACTTTTTAGGTTGCCAGTCAAATTTCGGTAGGGCATTTTTAATAACAAAACAACGAGAAGTAGGAATATCAAAATGCATCCTATACTTTTCATAACTCCAATGAGAATTAAAAACATACCAATCATATTTAGGGTGGTTCTCCTTGATGAGAAACCAGGGTCTAACATTGGGTTGATCATAAGAATTTTTTAACCATAGTATATTTAATCTACTGGGGTCAATAGGATGTTTTTCCGGTACGGAAGTAGTAATAGAAATCTTCTTCCAATAATTCTTAGGAAGTCTCTTTCTAAGTTCTTCCAACTGTATTTCTGTTCCACCTTTAGCTTTCATTTGGATTCTTTACTGTGCCTCCAGTTAAATCAATCATCGGCGCAATAATAGTTACATCTCTCCTTAAGTGTTCTCTTTTAGTATCGGTATTGGGATCATTAACATCATCATCCCCTTCTTTATCAGAATTATATTCTTGATTAGTTTGAGTATTCCACAACTTCACAATTGTTTTTCCTCTATACTTAGGAACTTGTTTACCATCAAGGGTAGTGTATCCTAAAAATTCACCTTTTTCTTCGAAGCTCATTATGTTCTATCCTGTTCTAATACGCTAACAAATACATTAGCAGATGTTACGGTTGTTTGAAAGTGTAAAGCGTCTGATTCTTCTAATACTAGTAGGGTACTTTCATCCCCTTGAAGAAACTCTTTTTTAGTAGCTGCAGTAACTGAAGCTTCACCTTTATATACAAAAGAAGCACTGGCACTATTATCGTGTACTTTTAAAATCCAATTAGTAGATGCACTAGGGTGAGTATTATATGCAGAAATAGATTTTACTATGGCTACATTAGCAACAGGACAAGTATACAAAGTCGTAATACTTGTAGTTGCTATTGGTGTAATATTAATTTTGTATTTATTAGCCATTTCTTCTTTTCCTTTTTATATCTTAGTCTACGAATAAAGTAAAGGCCTCCATCTCATCTTTTAATTGTTGTTGATATGTAGTGTTTAATTTTTGTACAATATTAACTACATTGTTTGATAACCCTTGTACATTTATTTGATCAAATTTAGGTCCTACTATATCAGTTACAACTTCAACTATCTTTGCCATTATCTTCTGCCTCCTGCATTAATATCTAATCTAAATGTTCCCATTCTCCAACTTTGCCCCGTACTAATATTACCTACTTTCAATGCAATTTGTCTTGCACGTTTTCGAGTCCATATTTGAGTGGTAGAAGTAAGTGCTGCGTAAGAAGTAGATACGGCAGCTGCATTAGGAAATGTTTTAGAATTTAAATAAACTTTTGCATCTCCTGTTTGTTGCCCAAAGTCAGGAATAATTCTGCTTACTCTCATAATATATTCTCCTTGACCTTGAATACCTTCTTGTCTGCTAATATCATAGTCTCCTGATTCTACAAAACCTTGAACAGCTGTGGTACTTCCATTAGCTTTGACTTGATCTGTTCCTATATTATGTTGCCAAAAATAACTTGCTCCTGCTGTCGCTCCTCCAACTGTAGGAGTTGTTGGTACCTCTCCTGTTTCATATTCAGTTGCATAAGGATTAGAATAAATTCCTTGTTGAGTCCAAGTAGTTCTATCTAAAGAAGACGTATACCAAATAGGTCTTTCTGGAGTAGACTCTAAATAATTATAAGTAACCGATCTATCTACATAACTTGATCCACTACTACAATAAAACCATGTTACTTCACCAAATATATTATCAACCGCTGCATGAATTTGTTGATTAGCACTAGCATTAATATCATTAAACACATAGTCTTCTACTAAACATAACATACTTTGAACACGGCCTCCTGCAAATCTAAAGAAACCATTAGGTCCCATCCAGTATGCTATACCATCAATTTCAACAGCAGCATGTTGACTAGAAATACCACAGTTAGTACCGACTTGGTCAAATCCAAAAGTGAATGGAGGACCAATAAATCTCATAGTAAACATAGCTGTATCTGACCAGATATATAAAGCAGTTCTTCCTGTTGTGCATGCCATTAATTTAGAACCATCGGGTAAAGTTTGACTGCCAGCTGTGTTGGTTGCCGTAGGTGTATAAGTATTAATATCTTCTTGATCCGAAAATCTTACAAACATTTCATTTTGAGAATTAGATGTTCCAATTGTTTCTTCTGTTCCAATAAATACTAAGTGTCTATCCGGTGTGGATACCATCATATCTCTCGAAGCTGTAGGGGCTCCCGAAACAACTGTCGCTCTGACTGATAGATTAGCAAACGATGGGTCCCATTCAAATACTTTTTTATTATGAACTAAAGCTAAAAGTTTTTCTCCATAGTTAGTTAATCTCCATTGTCCTGGTTCAATAACTACGTGTGAAGAAGAACTTGCGCTGCCCCAACCTACATAATTTGTAGCATCATAAACTGTAGAACCAGCACCATGGGCTGATCGCGTACTTCCACTGGCTTGTCTAGTAATTCCTGTAATAGTATTGGTACCGGTATTATTACCAGTATAAGTAATAAGTTCAGTCCCTATTTGAATTGTTCCTGTAGAGGGAAAAGCTGATGTTGCTGTTAATGTAATTTGTGTAGAAGGTGATCCACCTGTACCATAAGCATCGTCGGCTAAGGTTCCAACTAAGGTTGTTAAAGTAGGGGGAACAACTCGACCACCATAAGTGTTAGTGCCCCATCCATAACCATAACCTTGAGTGATGGGTCCTATAACATAATAAAAGTTTACATCTACACTGCCGCCGGTAGCTGCAGAACCTGAGCTGGCTGATGTAATAGTAAAAGTAGTAGGGCTAGGTGTTGTAATAATTTCAAATAATTTATTTTCAAAATCTGCATCTGTGAGTCCTGTACCACCCGGTAAAGTTACAGCATCTAATAATATAATATCTCCTACGGATGCTCCGTGGGCCGTGGACGTTGTAAGTGTGACTGAGGTTGTACCATTAAAGGTCCATGTAGCACTGCTCTGTTTTCTCGTAGCATCTAAAGGAGTAATGTCATAGAAGGCACCTTCAAAATAGATATAAAGAACTTTATTCGTACCAATAGCCGCGTACCTATTACCATCATTATCTACCCAAACGTGTTGATCTCTACCAGCACCTACTAAAGTATCACTTCCAAGCTGTTGCCAGCCTCCTATTTTTTCAGGGTAGCCATATCTAAAACGAGCATAATCGGCATTAACCCATTTTCCTTCGGCCCCTGTGTCTGAAGATTGTTTATCTAAACCTGGTTGTAGTGCAATTTTATGAAGCATATAACTCTCCTAGAGTAAAATATACTACATTTATACTATAATCAATTAGATTTAAAGCCTTTATACCAAGCAGGAAGTCCTATAAATGGACGTTTATCAAACTCATTTTCTTTGGCTAGTTTAGAACCTTTTTTATTATAATGTAAAAATACTTGTCCACAATCTTTACCGGTAAACTCTTCTCTCCAGTGTTCCAGATCACATCCGGAATATATTAACATATCCCCTGGTTCTAATATAACTTTAATACCAGCTTGGCCCCTCTTACCAGTTGGATCAAGATAAATAGGCCATTCATCTCCCCCTAGATTTAAGGTAGTAGATATCTCACACGAGTACCTATCTTTATGTCTCGCTAGGACGTCTCCTTTTTTATAAATTCTTGCATATGAATAAGTTTCACTTAATTTTAATTTAGTATGCGCCTCCATAACAGGTTTAACTTTCTGTAGTAAAGTTTCCATAACTATATCCCCATAATGAGAATAGGTATTAGGAACTTGTTGATCATTCCACACCCCCCAGTAGTCGGTAAATGGTGAAATATATTTTTGATCAAATAAAAATCTGGATACCTTTCTTTTATTTAAGAAATAAGCAAAAGCAAAATCTGCCATCTCTCTAGTAAGCGCTCCTTTTAATACTGTATATTTATTTTTTTTGAACGACATTTAATACTCCTTTCGGTATAGCTTGACAGTTAAAATGTATAAATCTAAAGGGTTCATATCCCATATCAAC